AGGTACGAAAGCAAATTCGTCTAAGAATATGATGTTGAAGGTCATACCTCGGACAGCAGCAGCAGATGTAGATGCTGCCATAATTTTGGAACCGTTCTCTAGTTCTAAACTACCTTTGTTCCATACAAGAATACCTTGTTGCATCCACTTAGGTAAGTTCTCATAAGCAATCTGTAATCTACCAAGTAGATCTCGTGCAGTTGCTGCTTTGTTAGCAAGAATACCAATATTTACATTATCATTGAATATTGCATAGTGTAAAAGGTACGATACCGATGTTGTAGACTTACCAGTCTGTCGAGGCATCATACAGATATTGAATCTATTATCGTGGAATCTTTGTATTAACTTCTCCTGAAAAGGCCACATGTCAAAACCGACAAGACCTTCATCCACGTTTACAATTTTAATGTATTCACGAGCAAAATATATTGGATCATCTTTACATTTGATGAATTCTGATATTTGTTCTGCATCAAATTCAACTGGAGTATTTGCCTTTTTTAAATTAGGATTACCCAGATATATGTTATCAGCCATAATTTTTATTGTTCACCAGATACTAATAATGGTTTGTTGGGATCTCTCATTGATGGATTATAGGATATTAACTTCGCATTTGGATATATCTTTCTTATTGATTGTAATACAGAACTTCTAGTTGGTCGTGTAAACACATTAGGAAAAAACATTTGTGTAAATAGTGTCTTTCCCCTCCAATTAATAGTTAAAGCATAAGTAGAACCCCTTTCTTGAATACGAAGATATGATTCTGTAAATTGTCTATAATTCTTCATTTATCCATCCCTTTCTTTAGTAGTTTTTGTAATTCTGCAGTAGAACCGACAAATAATGCATTATTGACAGTAGAAGGCCCTTTTGCCTTTTCTTCATCCAAATCCTTCATCTTTAATTGTAAATCAATTAATTTATCAGTTGTATCAGCAACATTCTTAATCAATTGACTGACAACTTCAAATGCTCTTGGTTGTTGTCCATCTTCGGCAACTTCCATAATACGATCAAGTGCTTCCTGACCTTTCTCAATCAAAGAATAAAGATTTCCTCTTGTGTACTCATAATCAAGAGTACGATTATCTTTATTTTTATCAAGTTTTTTTAGTTGATCTTTTCCTCTTTTCAGAGTATCTTCAGCCTCTTTAACAACTTGAATGTCTAAGGAATTGTTTATAGCATCAAATTTACTCATACGTCAGCTCCTTTTGTAGGACTCCAAACTCTACCATCACTAAAATCATAACGTTGTTCACTAAATCCAAAATCATCACCAAGTTCAACAAGAACATCATCTGCAGTATTTACAATATTAACAACATCTCCATTAATATGTGATTCTTTAGTAGTACCATCAGATCCCCTCTTAACTACTAATGTATTACCAGTGATAGATTTAATCATCATCAATTCATTACCAATATCTATGTAACCATTAACTGAAAGGTTATTTGCATCAGCAACATTGAATTGTGTCTTAGTTGATGTAATATCTTCTGTTAAATTTGTAGTAGCATCATTATTATAATCTTGAAGTGCTCTAGGTTCAGCAACATATCTAAGTTCTCTGGATGCGGTCTTAGTATTTGCAGTATCAGTATACTTATCAATTTGAACCTTCTTAATAAGTCCTGTACCAGCACTAGGAACATTACCGAATAGATAAGTCTTTGCAGTAAATTCTAATGTATGTGTTATAACTCTTTTCTCCTCCATACCACTTTCATAATTATCATCAAAAGTTACATTTTCTAAAATCATTGGTACATCTCTTTTTTCACCAATTGCTTCAACTAAATCAATAGTTAAATTAAATGAAGGTTGAAATACTGGAAGAATTTGTTCAACAATCTGTAATGAATCCTCATTAAACTCAGTCATTACATTTAATCTAAATCCAAGATTGTATGGAACTGGCATATAAACTCTTCTTGCCTTTTTAGTGCCACTAGTAAGAGTCTTAAAGGTCTGCATTGTAGAAACCTTTCTCTCATTATCATATTGAATACTAGTTAATTCAAATGCTAATCGTGGTAATGTTATTGCTACTCGTGATCTTAAATCTGGTTTTTGCTCTAATCTTGCAAGAAATTTTTCTCTAGGACCATAAGCAATAGGAACTCTTGTAGTACTATATGCACTACCATCTTGCTTCTTATGTCTAATATCAATTGTATTAAAAAGAGTACCAAAAGCTATGATAGTCTTCCTAATAATTTCGTGGTAATAATACGTTCCTAGCATAATATTGAGGTTTACTTATATTATCTATTTAGAATTCACCAAATGGGTTATTTTCTGAGAAGTCTAAAATTGAATCTGCTTCAGTCTCAAATGGAGAATTGTCTCCATATAGATCAGTATCATCTTGATCGGATACTGATTTAACTATGTATGTTGCATTAGATCCATTTAGTGTAGTTCCAATACCAACAACTCTTTCTCCTGCTATAAAATCTCCACTAACATTATTGACTAAAAGAATTCTTGTATCTGCATCCCAACTCTGAACAAGTGCAGTAGTACCAGATCCAACACCACGTACAACCTCTTTAAACATATAATTACCAGAGACTGATGTGGCAGGTGGATCTATTGTTACTGATGGTGCTGAATTATATCCTGCACCAGAATTACTCCATCTTATAGCAATAACTGTACCGTCAGCACCTAAAACTGCTTCTGCTTTAGCATCTGCAACTCCAGCTATAGCATCTTTGACAGATGAATCATTAGCAATAGTAACTGTTGGTGGAGAAGTATATCCAACACCAGGATTAGTTAATGTTATTGAGGTTACAACTCCTGCAGTAATACTACAAGTTGCTGTTGCTGTAGTTCCAGTATCTTGAGTATTTGTAGAAAGACCAAGAAAATTAGCATTATAGAAATAATCTATTGCAGGAGTTCCACCATTTGGTGGATCTACTTGATAGTACTTATCCTTATCATAACTATGCCCACCATATTTTATCTCACTTCCAGTTATTGCCCCAGTACCACTGATAGCAGTAACTTTCAAGTATGCATCAGTACCAATACCTTGATAATAACCATCTCTATATCTAATTAATACCTCATCATTAACTTGGAATCCAGATCCTTGTTGAGATGGACTAAAGTTAGTTACTACTCCAATTCTCACAGGTGGTGCTGCAATTGTAACTGGTGGAGTGCTCTTATATCCAAAACCACCACCAGTAAGAGTAAGTCCAGTTAATATACCAACACTACTTCTATCAGTACCAGCTGTACCTACATAAGCAGTTGCAATTCCTCCAGTTGTCGCAGGTTCAACAGTAACATTCGGTACTACTCCATATTCTGCACCAGCATTAGTAATATTAAATGCTCCCAATCCACTTTCAGAAATAACAACAGTAGCAGCTGCCCCAACTCCATATGAATTTGTAGGAGTTATAGTAAGTGTTGGTGTTTGTGTATAACCAAAACCTGGATTAGTTAGTAAAATTCTATCAATAGATAATCCAGATGAAGTTTGCCCAGTACGACTAGTCATTATAGCAACAGCACTTGCATTTACACCAAGTACAGGTGCAGTAGAAATACCAATAGTTGGTGCAGCAGTATAACCAGTTCCATCATTAATTAAATCAATATATTGGACACTATTTCCAACTGTTAATCCACTTCCCACAGTTGCTCTTTCAACAGTTGCAGTTGCAGTGCTCGCACCCAAACCAACCATTGCAAGTTGTACTGTATATCCAAATTCTACTGCTGCTTTATCAACTGACTCTATACTTGTTTCTATCTGATCATCAAGTGCCATATCGAATACTTCACAACTTAATGTATATGCATAAAGTTTTTGTAATTGATAAAATGGTTTCTTAGCTTCAACATACTTGATTTCAAATATTGTATTATCTAATGGAAAATAAATTAAATCTCCTTCTTGTGGTCTACTTGTTAACTCTACTTCATCATCCAAAAATGGACTAATAAAATCTTCGTACCTTTCTTTAGAAATTACAAATGTTACTGAATCAGTTGTTTGTACACCAAATTTTGTAAGTATATCTCCAGACCCTTCAAATCCTTCATAATTCATTAAATATGCTTCTATTCTAAAAGCATCATCAAATTTTGATGCTACTACTTCTTTTAGAATATTTGTTTTATTAACTATCTTTCTAGGCAAGTATACAACATCTTGCCCAAACATTTTCAATTGTTCATTGATAATGTCTTGAACTAATCTTTGTTCGCTTGCAGCACCTTGTAGAAAATATGGATTGAGTGGCATGACATTATCCTATAAGATCCATAGGTGGTAGTTCGTACTCCTTCCTAAGTTGGTCTTCAATTATTTCTAGTTCTTTTATTGCATCTTCATATGTTTCTCTTCCATTAAGAGTAATTCCACCTGGTAATTGAACACCATTAAACTTAATAAGATTCTGACCCCATTGTCTTTTGAAGGTAGCAGTCAAATATCTCTTTAACCAATGATCATTATAAACAGTACTACAGTCAGTTGCAGGATCACATATTCTCCAACAATCAAGAATCATCCATGTATTATCACTAACCTGAGCCCAATCAATATCCATATAAAGTCTATTTCTCTTCTTATTAAACCTAATTTGTGTATCTGGAGTAATAATTCTACTTAAATCTTCTAGATATGTTTTTGTCATTGCATAGTTCATCAAATCTAATGCACCATAATAATACAAATCATTTAAAAAGATTTGATATTTAATATTAAACAATCCACTAGATATTGTACTAGAATCCATCTTAAAGACTTTTTCTACTCCAATAATATGATCTGGTAATGGTAAAAAATTGTTATTTTCTTTCCAAGAAGCAGATGTTA